CCGCTGGAGAAGGCCAACATCCTGCTCAAACTGTCCGATGCGTTCGTCAAAACGATGGCCGCTGCAGCACGCGGCAACCCCAAGCTGGACCGCTTGGCTGTTGCCATGGAGGTGGTGCAACTCATGGCCGCGTTTGTCGGCGAGCACTACCCCGACATCCGCAAGCGATTCATCGACGTCGCCCAGGCCTTCGGCCCTGAAGTGGTGCGGCACTTTGGGCAGCAGCAATGAGCAGCGCCGCGCGTCCAGGCAAGCAGCCTCGGCCGCAGACCTTCCACCAGGTCAAGGCCACCGGCCGCCACAAGCAGTTCCTGGAAGAGCTGGCCGCATTTGCTGAATCTCAGCGCACGCTGATTGATGCCGAGGTGTCAGGCTTTGCGCTCGACGAAGTGGCGCAGACAAAGCGCGTGGCGCAGGCTCTTACCGAGTTCCGCTTTTTCGCCAAAACCTACCTGCCGCACTACATCAAGGGCGACGAGTCGGTCTTTCACACGTGGTTCTACGAGAGCGTCCCCCAGCTCATCGACGCGCCCGAAGGCAAGCTGATCAACATCAGCGCGCCCCGTGGCGAAGCCAAGTCCACGCTGGACACCCAGGCCCTGGTGATCTGGTGCATCGTCACCAAGCGCAAGCACTTCATCCCCATCGTGATGGACGCCTGGGACCAGGCCGCCACGATGCTGGAAGCCGTCAAGACCGAGCTGACGGACAACCCCCGCCTTACTGCCGACTTTCCTGACGCCACGGGCCGTGGCCGCGTCTGGAACGCGGGCGTGCTCATCACCGCCAACGACATCAAGGTGCAGGCCTTTGGCTCGGGCAAGAAGATGCGGGGCCTGCGCCACGGCCCGCACCGGCCCGACCTCGTCATGCTCGACGACATCGAGAACGACGAGAACGTGCGCCAGTCCGCTCAGCGCGACAAGCTGCAAGAGTGGGTCAACAAGACCGTGCTGAACCTGGGCCCGCCTGACGGGACCATGGACGTGGTGTACCTCAACACCATCCTGCACTACGACTCGGTCGCCAACCGCACTCACCGCAAGCCGCGCTGGATCTCGCGCAAGTTCAAGGCCATCATGAAGTGGCCCGACCGCATGGACTTGTGGCAAGAGTGGGAGCGCCTGTACCGCGAAGAGGCCTCAGGCAACGATGACCTGGGCGAAGTCACTGATGTGGGCGTGGCCGACGCCTTCTACCTGCAGCACAAGGCTGAGATGGATCAGGGTGCGGTGGTGAGCTGGCCCACCGTGCGCCCGCTGCTGCGCCTCATGCAGATCAGGTCTGAAGACCACCACGCATTCGACTGCGAGTACCAGAACGACCCCACGAACGCCGAGACGGCTCTGTTCCCTCAGCTCACCTACTGGGTTAAGGTCTCCCGCGACTGGGTGTTCTACGGTGCTCACGACCCCAGCCTGGGCAAGCAGAACAAAGGCCGCGACCCCTGCGCCTGCCTGGTCGGTGGGTTTGACCGCAATCACGGCATCCTCGACGTGGTCGAGGCCCGCATCGCCCGCCTGCAGCCCTTCAAGCAGATCGACCTGATCATCGACCTGCAGGCCGAATACAACTGCCTGGTGTGGGGCTTCGAGTCGGTGCAGTTCCAGGAATTCATGCGCCAGGTGCTGGTCAAAGAAAGCGCCCGGCGCAACATCCCGGTGCCAGCCCGCCCCATCCAGCAAAGCTCAGACAAGGCGCTGCGCATTGAGGGTTTGAGCCCGCACGTTGCCAACGGCATCGTGCGCACACACCCGCGCCACATCGTGCTCAACGACATGCTGCGCCACTACCCAGAGGCCGAGCACGACGACGGCCCTGACGCCCTCGAAATCCTCTTCCGGCTGGCGCACTCCGGCGCGGGCGGCATCCCCCGCGTCCGCACCGGCAAGCGCCGTAAATGACCGTTCAAAGGCCCTTCATGATCAACTACAAAGGCCTCATCCGCTCTGTCAAAGGCTGGCTCGGCAAGCCTGTGGCCACGCCTGAAACCGACCCCAACGGCTTCTTCGGCAACCTGGCCGTGCTGCCCAACCCTGACCCCATCCTGCGTGCCATGGGTCAGGCTGACCGGGTCTATGCGTCCATCATGGCCGACGCCCATGTGGTGGGCGACATCCGCTCCATGCGTGGCGAGTTCCGGTCCTACAAGTACCGCGTCGTCACCGGCCAGGAAGACGATCTTCGCGCAGAGCAGGCCCGCGAGCTGTGCGCGGCCTTCCTTGCCAACGTCCGCCCCAACCAGGTTGCCGACTGGATGGAGGTGATGTGGCAGATGAACAGCGCCGTGCTGACAGGCTTCAAACCGCACGAGCCCGTGTGGGAGACAGCACAGAGCCACCACCCCGTGCTCAACGGCAAGCTGCTGCCCATGCAGCTGCTCGACCGCCCAACGCGCCGCTAGAAGTTCGACGCCCACGGCAACCCACTGCTGATCAGCTCGGGCAACTGGACTGGTGCCCCCATCGAGCCCTACCAGGTCATCATGTCGCGCCACATGGCCACGCTGGAGAACCCCTACGGCCAGGCCCTGCTCAGCTCGTGCTTCTGGCCCTGGACGTTCAAGACGGGCGGCTGGCGGTTCTTCGTGAAGTACTGCGAGCGCCACGGCATCCCATGGCCCATCGGCCGCTATCCATCCGGCACGCTCGACAAAGACATCGATGCCCTGGCCGAGGCACTGGAGAGCATGCTCGAATCCGGCTACGCCGTCCTGCAAGAGGGCAATGGTGTCGAGCTGCTCGTGCCCAACGCCAGCGGCTCGCAACTGCCCCAAGAAAACCTCATCGACCGGGCCAACCGCGAGATGTCCAAGGCCCTGACAAGCCAGGCCATGACGTCCGAGCTGCAAGAGGTCGGCTCACGCGCTGCCAACGTTGTCGCCGCTGATCGCCAGTCCATGGTCAACGCCGCCGACCGCGACATCCCGGCCGAGTCCATGAGCGAGCTGTTCCGCTGGATCACGCTGTTCAACTTCGGCCCCGAGGTTGCCCCGCCCAATCTGGAGTTCTTCAAGCAAGAGGCCGCAGGCAAAGACCGCGCCGAGACCTACGACCTGGCGCGGCAGATGGGCGCCAAGCCATCCAAGCGCGCACTGCTCGAAGAGCTGGACATCCCACTGGCCGAAGACGACGACGACGCGCTTTTGCCCGACTCGGCCATGGCCCCAGCACCTGCACCTGCAGGCGCACCTGCAGCAACTCTGTCACCAGCGCCTGGTGACCCTGCTGTGGCATTCAGCGCCAACCAGCTCCAGGCCCTGGCTGGCTGGACCTTCGCCAAGCAGCTCGGCCTGACCGAGAACGAAGCCACCGAGCTGGCTGCCAGTGCAGCCGACGAGGCGATCGAAACCGCGATCTTTGAGCCCGTCGCCCGAATGCTCCAGCAGTACGAGGCCGAGGGCAAAACCCTTCAGCAGTTCCGCGATGACCTGGGCGACATGGTCGGCGACCTCGACGACACAGCCCTGCGCGAAGTGATCGAGCGCGCTCTGCAGGTCGCCATCCTGCGTGGCGCCGCCACCAACGCGCCCTGATCCATCACCACCAACCCGCCGCCAGCGGCACAACCCGAGAGAGCACCATGAGCAAGCCCACCCTCAAGAAGTACGTCCACTACTTCCCCGCACCGACAGACCCCGCGCTTTCCCAGCTCGAAGCACCAGTGCACGCATTCATCGACCACATCTGGTCTGACACCTGCGTCAACCTCACCATCGACGATCCGCGCTTGCCTGAAGATGCCGTGTGCTTGCGCACCTCAGTGCTGTTTGCTCCAGACGCAATGTGCAGCGGCAACTACTGCGTCCCGGCGCCCACCGTCAAGCCGGTCGAGATCACTCAACTGCTGACCTCCGATGAAGCCATCGAAGCCGAAGTCCAAGCCAAAGGCCTCGACACAGCCCCCCGAATCAGCAAGTACCAGATCGACGACATGATGGCCCGCGTCGTCTATGTCGTGGTCGTACCCGAGGGCACCACCAGCACCTTCTGCCACGCCTTCCTCGACGGCAAGTTCCACCTCGGCACCGGCCACTCGGCCTGCGTGTGTGCAGAGAACTTCAACGCAGCAACCGGCGCCAAGATCGCCAAAGGCAAAGCCGAGCAGATCGCCCGCGACAAGCTCTGGGAACTGGAAGGCTACGCCCTGTTCAAGCACGTCAGCGAGCCCAGCGCCCAGGCCACGCTCACCGAGCAGCGCCTGGAGGTCTTCATCGACATGGCCACACTCAACCTGCCGGACAACGAAGCAACCGAGAAAGCCTTCGCCCCGCTGCTCGAAGCTGATCGCCCCGACCGCGAAACCCTGCTGCGCTGCGTCGACGCCATCATCGAATCGCGCAAGACCCCGGCCCCCACCCAGCACACCGAAGACCCCGACCACGGCGAAGGCTGAACATGCGCCGCTTCGTCTTCAACTTCAAGCGGCAGTTTGCCCCGGCAATTCTGGACGGTACGAAGCGGCAGACCATCCGCCAAAACCGTGCCGACGGCAAGTGGCCGGTGCCAGGCGACATTGCCTGCTGCTACACCGGCCTGCGCACCAGCAAAACCGAGCTACTGCTTGAGTCGCTCATCACTTCGGTGCGCACCGTCCGCATTGAGTGCGCTGGCAACGGCGAGCTGTTCATCAACGGCGACCCCTTCACCGGCCACGAGCGCACAGCCTTCGCCCAGGCCGATGGGTTCAAAGACTGGCCCAGCATGCTGGAGTTCTTTAAGACGCAGTACAAGCAAGACACCTTTTTCGGCTTCTGCGTCAATTGGGCTGGCTAATCGATCACTCAATGCGAGGCGCACTTTGCTCAACGAACTGAACCAAGTCTTGATAGCAGCATTCGGCGTCACTGCCGTAGCGCTCTCTCAGTCAGCGATCGAAGGCCGACGCCGGTGGGCCTGCATCTTTGGTCTGCTGGGGCAGCCGTCGTGGTTCTACATGGCTTGGTCTACCCAGCAGTGGGGCGTTTTCCTGCTGTGCATCCTGTACACAGCCTCCTGGTCAGTCGGCCTATACCGCAACTGGATCCACCGCGAGGTAGCCATGGTGGTTGAGTCTGATCCCTCGGCAAACCAACAGGGACGGACAGCATGAGCGAGGTTCAAGCCTTCGGAGTCAGGGCCCAGGGCGCCATCGACTTCATGCGAGGCAAGCTGCCCGAGGTCTCTCTCGCCTGGGATGACCTCGCAGGCCCGGTACATGCCAAGGTGTTCACAGTCGCAGGCGCAACCAGCACAGCAGTCGTTGGCGATCTGCACAAGGCCCTCACAGACGCGCTCAACAACGGCACCACGATCACCGAGTTCCGCAAGCAGTTTGATCAGACCGTCGCCAAAAACGGCTGGAGCTACAACGGCTCACGCGGCTGGCGCACACAGATCATCTTCGACGCCAACATGCGCAGCGCGCACATGGCGGGCCGCTGGCAGCAGATCTGGTCAGGCCGCCAGCGCCGCCCATTCCTGCAGTACCGCACCGCTGGCGACGCCCGTGTCCGCCCTCAGCACCGCCGCTGGAACAGCATCGTGCGGGCCGTCGTCGACGCCTTCTGGGCCACTTTCTACCCGCCTAACGGCTGGGGCTGCCGCTGCACCGTCCGAGCCCTCACGCAGGCCGAGGTCGACGCGCGTGGCCTCACCGTTCAGACCGCCCCATTTCCCGTCCAGATGCGCAGCGTCACCAAAGGCGACGAGATCATCGACCGCGTCCCTGTCGGCGTGGATGCTGGCTGGGATCACAACGTGGGCGTCTCATGGGTTGCGCCCGAGGTGGCGCTGGGCCGCAAGCTGCTCAGCCTGCCTGCCGATCTGCGCGATCGCATGATCGCCAAAAGCATTTCGCCCGCATTTCAAACCGCGCTTACAGCCCGCTGGAATGCATTTCAAAGCGCCATCAAAGACGCGTCACAGGCCCCTGGGTCAGCCCAGATCGTCGGCTTCCTGGATGGCGCAGTCGTCGACGCAACCCAGGCCAGCGCCCCGAGCCTCAACGTCCGGTCGACCGCCGTCGCAGTCCCGGCCCAGGCAGCAGCCGACCCAGCACTGATGGCGTGGCCTGCAGACCTTCTCGACGAGCTGCCCGTCCACCTGCGCAATTACCGCGCCGTTTTGTGGGACTCCTCGAGTTCACACCTGGTCGTTATTCCAGAGGCCACGTCGCGCCGCATCGGCCGTGGCCGCGTCCCAGCAATGCGCATCCGCGCGGCCGACGCTGGCCCGGCCAAAGGCGCCATGGAGGTTGTGTCGCTCAACGTGGCCCGCCTGGCTGATCTGCGGGCTGACGGATTTACCCTGCTCGTCGGCCGCTTGCCAGACTGATTAAATTTGCTCGGCCGCTGCACATCCCGTGGTCTGGCCTTGGCATTTTTCGGGCGGCTTGTGGACAACTGACCCGGTCAGGCCAGATCAAAGTAAACGTTCGCGCCGTTTTCCGCTTGCCGACCGTAAGTGTTTGATTTGCCGGAGGTTTCTGGGCTCAGCCCGCCCCCTGCCGGTGGATCAAAGTAAACGGTCCCCCCCTTGTAGTCGCCACGGTCGCCTTCCAGGGGCCACCAGTGGTAGCCAAATCCGAACAGCTCTTGCGTTTTGGCCGGGCGCGGCACCTGGGTTGAGCGCCAGG